CCGGTTGGCCAACTGGTTGCGGCTCGCCTTGGCGGCCACGTGGGCATCCACATACGGCATGGTCGCGCTGGCGATCTGCCGGCCGTCCAGGTTGATGGTCACGGCCACCGGGCGGGAGGCAATGGCCTTGATGTCGTCGTGCATTTTTTTGAGCGTGCCCGGGCCGTCGTGCAGCGGCATGATAGCCTCGGCCCCGGCCTCGCCGACCAGGTGGCGCGTTCCGCGGATGGACGGGATCAGGGTCGGGCTTGAGTAGATGCCCCCCACAGCGTGCTCGATGGCGTATGGGTTGGAGTTGTCGATGCGGTAGGTTTCCACGCCGACGCGGATATTGAGCGGGGTCCGGGAAAGAGTGTTGATATTGCTGGTCATGCCAGACACCGCGCTGGCCGCGGTGCTGGCCGCGCTGGCCGCGGTGCTGGTGGCCGAGATGAGCCCGAGCATGGCGGTCTCGGTCTGCTGCTCACTGAGCCCGAGGGACATCAGTGCGGCGCGCAGGGCATCCATGGCGCGCTCGCTGCCGCCCACGGCGGCCGCTGCCAGGTCGGTAATCTCGGCCGAACTGGAGAGAGCCACGTCGTAGCCTGCGGCCGCGTCGAGCATTGCGTCGGTGCTGGCTACGGTGCCATCCAGCTGCAGGGCCAGGCTGGCGAGCCCATCGCCGAAGCCGTTGGCCAGGAGGTCGAGCACGCCCCGCATGTCGTCCATCAGGGGCTGCAGGTCGAACTCGTTCAGGTCTGCGCCAAAGGCGCTGTCCGGCGCGTCGCCGCCGGCGTTGCCACCGGTGCCGGTGTAATACTGCGGGTCGGTCAGGTTGCTGGCCCGCCGGCGCACATCGCCCTGACTGAACTCGCCGCGGATGGGCATGTCGACGCCGATGCCCAGCGTCGGGCTGGTGATCTCGGCCCACGGGGTTTTGCCCATCTGCTGCAGGGCGTAGAGCCCGGCCACGAAGGCGCCAAATCCGGTAAAGGCCATGCCGGTGGTCATGCCGGCCCCGGCCGCGCCCATGCCGGCGGACGAGGCGCCAGAGGCCGCGGTGGTCCCGGCGGCCGTGGTCTCGGCAACGATGGCAGACCCTGCCGCTGTGCCCATCTTCTCGGCCGCCATGGCATTCATAACCACGCTGCCGGTCTGGCCGTAGGCGAGCGAACCGGCGCCGGTGTAGGCCGCGGCGGTCCCGGCGGCGGTGGTGCTACCGAGGCTGCTCAGGTAGGCGGCCACGGTCGGATATCCCTTGTAAATCGAATAGGCGCTAATCCCGGCCTGCAGGGCGGTGCCAGCGTTGGCGTTGCCGCTGGCCACCTGGCCGGCAGCGTTGTACAGACCATAGGCACCGCCGGCCACGCCCAAGGCTGAACCTGCGGCCTGCGCTCCCGTAACTCCGGCCGCAGCACCGCCGCCGGTGGCGTAGCCAGAGGCATAGGGTCCGTATTTTGAGAGCGCCACAGAGCTACCGCCGCCGACGAGCGAGGTGATGCTATCGCCCCATCCGGAGCCGACTCCGCCAGGTCCCGTTCCGAGCGCGGAGGCGTTGAACCCACTGAACCCTTGCCCGGTAAACAGCCCCATAATGCCGGACATGGCCCACTCGGCGATCATCTTGGCGAGCAGGTCAATCCACACGTTCAGGATGGACTCGGCCAGCCCCTCGAACGCCTCGCCAATGGAATCGAATTCCATCTTGATGGCGTTCTCCACCCAATCGTGGAGCACCTGCTTGGTATCTTCGGTCAGGTCTTCCCAGGCAATGCCGATGGCGCCGATGGTTTCCTCGGCCTTGCCGCGGTACTCGTCCTCCAGTTCGATCAGCCGCGACTGCAGCCCTTCACGCAGCCGGGCACGCTCGCTGTCGGTCAACTCCTCAATGGCGAGGATGCGCTCGTAGGCGTCCGTGGCCGCCTTGACCTGGTCCTCGTAGCTCTTGCGGCTGGTGATGCCGAGGGTTTCGTAGGCGTCCGCGGTGCCAAACAGGGCCTTGTCCAGTTCGGCGGTCAGTTCCCGCCGCTTGGCCGCGTCCTCGATCATGGCGCGACCGGACTTCTCGGTTTCGTCGGCTAGGCGTTTTTGCTCGGCGGCGAGGTCCTCGGCGGCTTTGGCGGCGGTAGTGCTGGCCTTGGCGAGGGTGTCTTTGGCCGATCCGGCGGTGTTCACCGCGCGGGTGGTGTCCTTGATCGTCGTTGTGGCCCCGGCCTGGGCCGCAGCCATGTCCTTGCTGGTGGCGGCAACATCCTTGCCCTTGGCCTCGAACGCGGCCAACTCGCGCTTGGCCGCCTCAAACTGCAGGGTCGCCCGGCGCAGGGCCTCCTCATCGACAAAGTCCGGGTCTTCCTCGTACAGCTCTTTGAGCGCGGCCGCGGTTTCCTTGACGCGGTCCTTGAGTTGCTGCAGGCCGGAGTCATAGTCGCGCATCCACTGTGTCAGTTCGCCCGCGTTCATGCCGGCGAATTCCTTCAACGACAGCGCGCCCGCAGCGACCGCGGCAAAGCCCTTGACCGAGTTGGCGATGTTCAGCACCGCCTGCCCGGCCTGGCCAGCGGCGGTGACGATGGCCGCGAAGATTTCGAGGATGTTCTCCCGGTTCGCGTCCACGGCCGTGCTCACGCCGATGATGGCCTCGGCCAACTCCTTGGTGGCCCCGCTGCCGCTGTTGGCGTCGGCCACCAGGCTTTTGAGCGTGTTGGCCAGCACGGTCCCGGCCTGGCTTACCGTGGTCGGCATCAACCCGAACTCACGGTTGACATCCTCGGCCGAACGCAGCAAGGCAGGCATGACCACATCGCTGGTCAGCTTGCCCTCTTTGCCCCAGGCGCGCAGCTGGCCAAGCGAAATCCCGAGACCGCCCGCGATCATCTGGGCGATGCGCGGCGTCTGCTCCATGACGCTGTTCAGCTCTTCGCCGCGGAGTACGCCGGATGCCATGCCTTGGCTGAACTGGATCAGTGCGGCGTTCGCTTCGGTGGTCGTGGCGCCGGAGACGATGAGCGCCTGGTTAACCGCCTGGACCGTGGACATCAGCTCGGTTTGGCTGATCCCTGTTTCCTTGGTGGCCCTGGCGAGGCGGGTATACAGTTCGACCGTTTCGGCGTAGCCGACCCTGGTCTGTTGCGCGACCGCGTAGAGTTGCGTTTCGACTGCGGCCAGTTCGGCGGTGGAGGTGGTGACGAGTCGGAGGCGGCCTTCCAGTTGGGTGTACTGGTCGGCAATGCTGATCAGGGCGCGGACACCCTGTAGGGAGGCATAACTAGCAGCCAGGGAGGCAACTCCCCTGGCCAAGTTGGAGCTAGACGCGCTCATGGCCGAGAACGCGCGCTCGCCGTCCTTGCCCGTCTGGGCGACGGTGCGCTGGAACTTCTGCAACGAGGCGGTCCCCTTGTCGTCAACTTCGAGCAGGACCTGAATTTTGTTGTCAGCCATTACTCTCTCGCAGCAGTGTTAAAAGCTCGCCCTCAAGTACCTGCAGGGCGTGAAACTCGTCGGCGGCATCATCACCGGTCGGCGCGTCGATCCGGGCCTCGACAATCGGAAGGGCGTTGTAATCCCAGCCTATCGGCCCGGCCGGCCCAATCCGCCATTGCGTGTGCATCGCGCTGGCGATGCACACCGGCCGCCAGTTCTCCGGCCAGATCCCCAGCGGGTCAATCTTCCCGGCCGTGCGCGCGGCCACCACCTCGGCCGCCGGGATGCCCATGGCCAGGGCCGCTTGCGCGGCCTCGTCGTCGATCTGCGGCGGCACATCCCGGCCGGCCAGTCGCCGGGCCGCCGCTTTCAGTTTTTTACGCGCTGACCCGTCAGCTCGCGGATGTAGGTCTGCAGGATGGCCAGGGCCGCGCCGTGGTAACCGTCGACCAGGGCGGCAATGTTCTCGGCCGTGCACCGGAGTTGCTCCCCGTCGGCACCGGCCACGCCGTTCCAGCCGGTCACAATCTTCCGGATAGCCTCGCCGTCCGGCAAGTCCTTGACGTCGGCGAGGAACTCCTGCAGCGCCTTGCGCCCCATGTGCGCAAAGGTAAAATCAACGGTGGCCATCTCCCCGCCCGGCAGCGGGATGGCCACCGGGGCGGTGAAGGTCGGGTTGGGTTCGAGTTGAAACATGGTTGCCTCCAGGTGTTCAGTTATCAGGTCAGGATGATCTTGATTTCATCATTGCCGGTCGCTCCGGGCACGCAGCGCAGATCAAACGACACATGCGCCCGCCCGGAAACATCTTCATACCTCGGATTGGTCCGCTGTGCGTAGGGCACGAAAATGCGGGTGATGTAGCCGGCCGAGGCGCCCAAAGTCATGCCGATGCTAGACAGCGTGTTCGCCTCGACCGCGGTCATGGCGGTGACCTCGGCCGCGGCGGCCAGGTCCAGCGACAGCGA